TCTTGACAAGTAACGGCACGACTTGGCAATCAACCGCACCTGCGGCTTCTGGCGCTACCAAGGGTCAGGCAATCGCTTTCTCATTAATTTTCGGTCTGTAAGGAGTCATCATGGCTGCACCTAATATTGTCAACGTCACCAGCATCATTGGTAACTCGCTTACTGTTGCCGTAGGCACAAGCGCTACACAACTGGCATCTAACGCTGCGTCAAGTGGCAAGGTGTTCAAGATCAATTCGATTTTGATTGCAAACATTGACGGCACTAGCGCTGCTGACGTTACCGTAAACATCTACTCTGCTGCCGCGCTGGGTGGCACGGGGTTAGCCATAGCTTCAACCATCTCTGTTCCCGCAGACGCCTCGCTGATCGTGACCGACAAGACCACCACGTTCTATCTGCTGGAGAACCAGTCGATTGGTGCGATTGCAGGCACGGCGAGTGACTTGGTTGCAACGGCAAGCTGGGAAGAAATTACATAAGGATTTCTTATGTCGATGCGCTATCAAGGTGGTATTATTTTGCCGGGGTACAACCCCCTGCTGGTTCCTGACGCACCTACGATTGGTACGGCTACGGGTGGGGGTTCTTCTGCGTCTGTAACTTTTACAGCACCTGCCAATGTGGGCGGTGGGGCTATCACTGGATTTACAGTTCAGGCAATCAAGACATCAGACAGTTCTACAACAGGCGCATCTGGGGCAAGCTCTCCAATTACGGTAAGCGGCTTGACCAACGGCGCGGCTTATACATTTAAAGTGTTTGCGACCAATGCCTATGGCCCAAGCCCTTTGAGTGCGGCGAGTAATAGTGTCACTCCAGCAATGCAAGTTGGCGATGCGTTTGGCGGTGGCTTCTTTGCTGGTCAAATTGGCGTGAGTGGAGTTGCTACTCACAACCTAGTGGTTGGGCCTTTATCTTCTGCACAAAGCACACTTGCATGGAAAAATGCAAACACAGCAACGCCCAACGCAGATAGTGATATTGACGGGCCGCAAAACACAGCAGATATGGTAGCTGACGGAAACTCAACAGTTTATCCATGCGCCCACTTCTGTAATGACTTAACCACTGGTGGGCAAACAGATTGGTATATGCCAGCAAAGAATGAGTTAGAGGTGTGTTATTACAACTTAAAACCCACAACAACGGCAAACGATACAACTGTATCAGGCATCAACCCTAACTCAGTCCCTGCAAGAACCAGTAATTATACAAGTGGTGATCCTGCTAGAACAACTGCTACTAATTTTCGGAGTTCTGGCTCTGAGCCGTTTGCAGCAGACACTTATTGGTGTAGTACCGAGCATCCTACCTTTTCTGGTGAGGCTCGGTATCAGGTTTTTTCTAACGGCACTCAGAATAGAGGCGATAAGACTAGTTCTTATAGAGTCCGCGCCATCCGCAGAGTCGCAGTCTAAGGAAACGTATGCCTAATTTTTCTGGAATGTGGACAGTCACTCAGCAGATGCAAGCTAAGGGTCAAAGCATTTGGCCTCCTTTGCCACCAGCCATTGGTGCGGCTTATGAAGGTGGGTTCTTTGCAGGGCAAATTGGCGTATCTGGAGTTGCTACTCACAACCTTGTTGTTGGCCCTGTAGCCTCTGCACAAAATGCAAGTAAGCAATGGAAAACTTCAAATACTGGAGGCGACCCCACTTCAGTTATTGACGGGCCTACAAATAGTTCAACAATGAACAGTGCGACATATCCTGCTGCACAGTTTTGCGAAGGTTTGACAATTGGTGGTTTTAGCGACTGGTATATGCCAGCGCAAAACGAGTTAGAAGTTTGCTATTACAATTTAAAACCAACTACAACTGCAAACAATACTTCATCTGGCATAAACCCTAATGCTGTCCCTGCTAGAGCCAGTCAGTATACTTCTGGGACTCCAGCACAAACCTCTGCTGCCGCATTTATAACGTCTACTGGAGCAGAGGCGTTTGATGCAAACTTTTATTGGGCTAGTACTGAGAATTCTGCTACTAGCGGTAAGATTCAGACATTCTCTACCGGTCGGCAGTACTACGCCTCGAAGACCAATTATTACCGTGTCCGAGCCATTCGCCGTGTCGCAGTCTAAGGAACAGCCATGAGCCAAAAATACATCGGCGGTTTCATTACCAAATCCCCAACAGCACCATCAGGGCCGTATGAGACAAGCGTTGCAAAAGGTATCTGGACACTTGACCAAGCTATGCAGTTTAAGAAGCAAGGCATCTGGCCTACTGCGGGGAATGTAGCGCCACCTACAGTAATTGGACAAGCCTTTGGTGGCGGTTTTTATGCAGGGCAGATTGGCGTTAGTGGTGTTGCAACGCATTACTTGGTTGTTGGCCCTGTTGCGTCTGCACAAACTACAGGTGTGCAATGGAAAACAGCTAATACAACTACGGCAGGCACTACATCAGACATTGACGGGCCAACAAACAGTTCCAATATGAACAACGCTAGTCACCCAGCAGGGCAGTTCTGCGAAGGTTTGAGCATCGGCGGGTTTAGTGACTGGTATATGCCAGCTAAGAATGAGCTTGAGGTGTGCTATTACAACTTAAAACCCACGACAACAGTCAACAACACATCATCTGGCATAAATGCAAATGCTGTCCCCGCTAGGGCAAGTAACTATACATCTGGAGACCCTGCACAAACAACAGCTACTGACTTTAAAAGCACAGGCGCTGAAGATTTTGCGCCTAATGGTTATTGGTCTAGTACTGAGTTTTCTTCAACAGACGGAACAGGAAACTACTTTGATGTCGGCTTTCAGTTTAACGGAGCTAAGACCAATACATATCGTGTCCGAGCCATTCGCCGTGTCGCAGTTTAATTTCAAAGAAGTTTCACAATGTACATTTGCATAACAGAAGTAGACGCAGTAACCAAAATACCCTGCACTGTAGAACCGCAGCGCACAGGCCCATCAATGCCTGCTGTTAAGGGTTATACGCACTTATGGCACGACAGTTCAACATGGCCCGTATCGACAGCCTCTGATGGAACATACCTTCGTGCGCCACGATACTACGGCACTTGCGATGATGATGCTGACACGACCATTGCTGGCGTTTTGCAAGTCTTGACTGAGGCAGAGTACACCACCCTCAGAACAGCAGAGCATGAAGCCCGTAGACCTTATCCATCATGGATTGGCTACTTGGACACAATGACTTGGGCTGCACCTGTAGCAAGGCCAGCGGATGCCGTGATGAACGGTGGCAATGTGCGCTACCAGTGGGATGAAGCGACAGTCAACTGGGTTGCCCAGACTCCAGCAGCATGAAAGAGTTTTTCTTCATCAGCGGTTTGCCAAGGTCAGGCTCGACCCTGCTCTCGGCTATCCTGCGCCAGAATCCTGAGTTCTACGCAGACATCTCCTCACCCCTGCAAGGTTTGGTTGCGTCAACGATTAACGTCATCACGGGCAGTGAGAGCAACCACCTGATAGATGAAGACAGACGCAAGCACATCCTCAAGTCCATCTTCAATGCGTTCTACGAAGCCGTCACGCCAAATACTGTGTTTGATACCAGCCGTGGTTGGACTGCTAAAACATCCCTGCTAAAAGACCTCTACCCACAGACCAAGATCATCTGCTGTGTGCGTGATCTGCCTTGGATTTTAGACAGCTTTGAGCGTATATCGGCTAAGAACTCCTTGTACGGCGCAACCCTGACAGATGATGAAGCGCGGCAGACAGTTACAACGCGATGCGATGCCCTGATGGATGTCAAGAAAGAGGGCCAAGTTGTTAAGCCCTACTACTTCCTTGAAGAAGGCTTGCTGCTGAATCCAGACATGATTATGTTGGTTGAGTACGAATCTTTGTGCAAAAAACCCGAGAGCGTGATGCGTGAGTTGTACCAGTTCATTGGCAAGCAGTACTTTGACCACGACTTCAAAAATGTTGAGTACGAGAACGAGGTGTTTGACAAAGCCCTGAACATGAAAAGCCTGCACACAGTCAGGAAAGAAGTGACTTGGCAAGAGCGCCCGTCCATCTTGCCTAAGTCAGTGTGGGAGAAATACGCAGGCAAAGACTTCTGGCGCACTCCAGCCCCAGACTTTGCGGTAAAAACTTTGTACAAGGTCAAGTAATGAAAAAAATCTTAATCATGGGCTTGCCCGGCTCAGGCAAAACTTTTCTGGCTACCGCACTCAAGAAGTACCTTGAGGAAAACTCCAATGTCAACACCATGCCGCTGGATCGAATGTTGCATTTGGAATTGCCACCAATTGCATACACCAGCAAAGTTGATTGGTTCAACGCGGACGAAATCCGCAAACGCTTTAACGATTGGGATTTTTCCAAAGAGGGCCGCATTCGCCAGTCCTTGCGTATGGCAGAGTTTGCGCTGAAGTCATCTGGTGATTTTGTCATCTGTGACTTTGTTGCGCCCCTCGTTGAGATGCGTAACAACTTCAAGGCAGATTGGACTGTCTGGATGGACACCATTGACCAAGGCCGGTTTGATGACACCAACAAGGCGTTTATTCCTCCAGAGCAGTATGACTTCAGGGTAACGGAGCAGAA